TTACAGTTTTTGTACCTTCGCGCTCAAGCGCTTCATGAGGGTGTCGCGAAGCGGGCTTTCCGGCTCCGCCTCCAAGCTTGCGATTGCAATCCAGTCCCGCTCATCCTGCCCAAGCTGATGCGCGATGGACCCGGCCAACGTAGGGCTTAGCCGCCCTCGCTTCTTCGCGTTCGTGAGCGCCGATGGGTGCACGTTCAACTCGCGCGCCAGATGCGATGCGCGTTGGATCAACAGGGCTTTGTCGAGAAGTTGAAGAGTCGTAGGCATAGGGCGCTCCGTGTGTTCGGGCCATTTTGTCACGGGCTGTGAAAAAGGTTGTTGACAGGGTGTGAAAGTGAAACTTACATTTCATTTCACACCTTGTGAACAACGAAAGCAGCGCTCATGGCAATTGCACTGGCAGAGGAACTCGCGAAGCCCGGTCGCCCGTCGCTTCACGCCGACGACGCCGCCCGCGTCCGTGCCCATCGCGCCAAGCTAGCCCGCCTGGACGTGTCGATCAAGCCCGAGATTGCCTACACCATCGGCGACATCGCGGGCGAGTTGGATTGCAGCCGCAACGAGCTGCTCAACAGCCTGATTCGCTTCGCGCTGACCAATCGCAACTGGAAGCAAGTCGGCTTGTACGGTTCAAAGGGGCTGTCGTGAGGCGCGGCGACTTCCTCTTTGTTTCGATGCTTGCACGCCCGCGCGGGATTTGGGTTGCGCTGCATCGTCCCGGTGGTCGCAAGCATCCTCGTCGTGTCATTGTGATCGTGCCGCGTCCTGTGCTTGGCCCGTGCACTGTTGAGGAGCGGCGGGCATGACTGCCGACGAAAAGCGCGAATGGCGCCAACGCGCTCAACGCGTGTTGACCGCGCCTATCCCCGCATCGGTCTGCAACGGCTCGGCGAACCGCGCCGCGCAATACCGCGATGACGCCGCCGTGATCGCGGCCTTCGTGCGCAAGGGCTCAGCCCAGAGTCTCGACCGCGTCTCCATGGCCGTCCTGCGCCTCGAAGGCGTCCAGCGGGGCGCGCAATGACCCGGCGCCTGCTCAGTTCCGGCGCCGGCTTCCTCCCACCCGTCGCCCGCCCCCTCCTTGCTGAACAGACCATGGCGTGCAGCCATGGCCCCGCGACCGCTGCGGACATGGCCCGGGGCCAGTCCGTAGCAGCGCGCAACGCCAAGCGCACAAAGCCCTCCCTGCAATCGCTGCGTGAAACCGGCGTCCTTTGGCTCGCCAGCGACAGCGCACCGCGCAAGGGATCGGTGGTGCGAAGCATTGAGACGCCGCAGGTGGCTCAACCCGAAGGGCAAGAGCCCGGTCCGAAGTATGCGCCCTGCCTCGATGCGGCGTGCCTCCTGCAATGCCTGTACCTCGCTGACCGCTGCGACCGCAACTGCGCAGGGTGCGCTGCGACCGCGACCGCACGGCGCGAAGGGGCCCCGCTTGCGGGGAAGGGCGCCGCAGAGAGAGGGCGGCAGAGCGCGCAGCACCCCGATGGTAATCACGGGGATAACGAACCTACCCATCGGCACGACACCCAATGACCCGATCTGCCAAGTCCTCTCTCGTCCTCGACGGCAACACCATCAAGGTCCGGCTCGAAGCGGAACGCCTTCGTAGCGGGAACATGGTCCATGTCGATTGGCTGCGCTTCACCGCACGCCTGCGCAACGCTCCCCCGTTCCTCACGGCAAAGAGCCCGACGACGACGAGTATCTGGGACGAAGGCTTCCGTCTCCCCGAGCTGTTCAAGATCATCAACGATCTGCCCGACTGCGAACGCGACCCCTGCGGCCAAGCGGCTCAGCTCGCCGATCGCGTTGCAACGGCACTGGGCATGGAGTACGAACGCGCTCCCATGCTCGCCAAGGGCCACGACTTCTACAAACACCGTTGGCCGATCCTGCGCAACGGCGCGGAATGCGGATGGGTCGGCTTCCTGGCCAGCAGCGACAGCCCTCGCCAGAAGGCCCAGCGCGAAACGATTCACGTCAACCTCACCGGCTCGGCGTGCACGTTCGCCCTCGAAGGCTGGCGCGACCGCCTCGCAAACATCATCGATGACCTCGATGCAGACATCACGCGTTGTGACCTTGCCCTCGACTTCTTCGATGGCTTCTCAGGTGGCATCGAACGCGTCTGGCAAGACTATCAAGCGGGCCTCTGCGACGTAGGCGGCAAGCGCCTCAAGCTGCGCGACATCAACTGGCTGAAGGGCTCCTCGCGCTCGCTGTACCTGGGTAGCAAGGAAGCCGGCAAGGAGACCAACATTTACGAGAAGGGGGACCAGCTCTTCGGCGATGACGCCGGTAGCGACTGGCTCCGTTTCGAGCTGCGCTACGGCAACAAGCTGCGCGTCCTCTCCAGCGACATGCTGCGCCGCCCTGACGACTTCTTCGCAGGCGCCAGCGACTGGCATGCGTCAGTCCTTCGCGAAGCCGGCGCCATGGCCGTCCCCGAGCCCGTCACGTGCACGCCTCGCCTGCCGCTGATGACGGTGGAGGCCGAGTGCCGCCGTGCCTGGAAGTGGATCAACAGCACCGCAGGCGCGCACTACGCCACCTTGTTCAAGCACGCCCCCGATGACGCGTTCATCCGCGTGGTCGACACGAACAAGAAGCCCGGCCGCCTTGACAAGTTCTCCGATGCAGAGATTGCCAGCGGCTTCGCCGCGCTCTTTGCACCGCAACCCGATTCCATTGCCTCGCAGTCTGGCCCATCTGCGGCTTGGCATTAACCCATAGGGCTCGAAAGCATCATCATGAAGTTCAACAGTGAAGTCATCGTCCACGCCGTCAAGGAATCGGCGGGCGAGTATCAAGGCCGCGCCTTCAGCTCCTGCACCTTCCATTGCGAAGTGGATCTGAAGGAAAACGGCGCAGGCCGTTCCATCGGTCGCGTGACGCGCCCCTTCAAGCTCGGCGACGCCAAGGAGTTCGATAAGTGGGCGCACCTGGGCCAGTCGCTCCCGATCAAGGCCAATGCCGTGTTCGAAATGGAAGCCACCAAGGAAGACGGCGCACGCCTGACCCTGGTCGAAATCCGCCCCGTGGAACGCGCCCAAAAGGCCACGGCGTAACGGCCATGCGGCTCATTGTCCAAAGCCTCGCAACAGGGCGCTTCCTCTGCCCGAGCCTGACCGATGGTCAGCCGGAATGGGTGCGCAACCTTGCCGAAGCTGGCGGCGGAATCGTCGATGACGCGGAACGCGCTGTGCAGCTCGTGCACGACTGGGCCGACATGGACGATGAGCCGGTCATCGTAGACCTCGACGTGCTCGGTACGGCGGATGACAAGCCCGCAGAGCCACCGAATTTCGTTGCCGGTAACGGCGATGGGAGGTGACGTGAAGCGCGTTCTCTATCTCGGTGGGCTGTTCGTGTTCGGCTCGTTCGCAGGGGTCGGCATTTTGACCGTCCTCGGTCAGGTGGTGCTGCGGTGAGGCCCGGCTACGTCATCGCCCTGGCGCTGCTCTCGGCGTGGTGCGCGCTCAGCGTCGTCGCTTGCGATCGGGTGTGCAAGGACGCACCGAATACGGCCGTGTTTGCGGCGTGCGCAAGGTGATCCGCTACTTCATCCGCCGCGTCGTCGGGAGCATCGCCTCCCGGGTCGTCGGCCTTCTCTTCAACCTGTTCAGGAGATAGCCATGGCTTGTTCTTGTCCCGAGTGCGGTAGCTCTGATGTGCAAGGGCATGAAGACCCGGCATTCGACGCAATCGGTGTGCTGGAGTGTCAGGGTTGCGGCTTCAGTGGTCTTGATGACGATTTCGACGCCGACGATGGCGCCGACGCTGGCTCTTGAGGTCGGCATGGAAGACGAAGAGCTAGAGCTGTCGTGCCCGACGTGTGGCTGGCACGGTGATGCGTTTGACGTTGCGGATCAGGAATATGGACGCGATGGGCTTACATGGTGGTGCCCGTCTTGCGGCGATCAGCACACGGAGGACGCATGAGGTATTTGGTCTGCAAGGTCGACGCCGACCCGTGCCCGAGCGATCAGATCGCATCGGTCCCGTTCCTAGAAACCGTCGACTTCACTTCGATGGGCATCACGCCCGACGCGCTGCTCTACGTCTTCAGTTGGGGCTTCGCTTCGGTCCTCACGTTCTACCTGCTCGGCCTCGGTGTCGCTTACGCCGTTGGAATCATCAGGAAGGTGTAGCCGGTGGCCTCGCGTGCGAGTCCTCCGGGTGGGTCTTCCACCGTTTCACTCAATCAACCAAGGAAATGAAATGAAGCTCTTCACGCAAGCCCGCAAGTACGGTTCGAAGGCTCTGGCCGTCGCGGCCCTCGGCACCGCCTCGGTGGGCGCCTTCGCGCAAACCGCATCGGACAACCCGATCATCGTGCAGCTGGAGTCGATCTCGCTCGCCGGCGTTGCAACGGCAATCGCGGCCCTCGCTCTGATCATCGTGTCGATCGCGCTGACCATGAAGGGCCCGGACGTCGCCAAGCGCATCATCCGCAAGGTCTAAACGGCCATGCTTGCAGGCTCACTCCTCGCCCTGTTCTGGGCAATCATCATGCTCATCGGGGCGATGAGTGCGGCCTGTTTCGTCATCGGAACGAGGTCAGCGCCATGATTCTTCGCATCGTAGGGATCATGGCCTTGGGCATGTCGCTCGCAGTCTCGGCGCAGGCTGCTGGAGGGTATTCGGCGTTTCGTGCGACGGTTACCGGTTCGAGCACTACCGTTGGTGTCGCGTCGGATGGGACGCTTCTTGCGACCAAGGCGTCGACAGCCCTTACTGGCGGCTCTGGGTGGGTAGTCGGTACTGGTGGCGCTGTGTCCGTCGGTGCGTCGTCTACCGTTCCTGGGGGCGTCGTCGTCGGTGGGACATCTGTGCTCTCTGCTGGTGGTAAGGCTGTTCCGGTGCAGGTTACCGGGCAGATTTCAAAAGGCGATGTGGCAGCTGCTGTTGTCGGCTGCGCAACAGGCGGTGTCGTTGGTTGTGCGCTGGCGGCCGTCCCTCTTGCCCTCGCGTACATGTCCTTGTCTGGTACACGCGTGAACCCTCAAACAGGCGCTCTTGAAATGCTTGAAAAAGGCGTGTGCACTATGGCGCCTTGCTACAAGTACTACATCAATGTCAATTTCAAATACTGGACGCGGGAGCAAGCGTGCGCCGCATGGCCGACTGATTTTGTGTCGTTGAACCCGGGCTGGAGCGCAAGCGGTGGCACCGTGGTTGATGGCATTAACAACGGTGACTGCCGCATCGAGTTCCGGCGTCCTGGAAGTAGTAACGATGAGGTGGGCACCTATGGCATTCAGCGTGTTGCTGTTGAGCCCGCTTCGCCGACGTGGTATCCCGCCACCCCTCAGGAGGTCAGGGATGCGCTCTATAACAACGCGATCACACCTGAGCTTGTTGATCAGCTTGCGCAATACGGCAACATCATTTGGGCGCAATCTGCTCCCGCTGTCACCGGTCCTGCGGTGGTCACTGGTCCGAAGGTGACGACGACGAAGCAAGAGGGCTCGAAGGCGACGACGGTTGTTTCTCAAGAGTCGACGCCGATGACGTACCAGGGCGCGAGAGTCACCGCTGGGACTACAACGAAGGCTGAGACGACTACGGTTACGACGACGAATCCAGACGGCTCTACTAGTTCTGAGTCTTCTACCGTTACCACGTCTACTACGACTGAACCCGGTACCGAGCCGGAGGCGGGAACGCCAACAGAAGAGGGGGCGCCCTCGGATACGGCCCTGCCGCCTGTGCCTGACCTGTACCAACGGAAGTATCCGAACGGCATGGAGGGCATCTGGAGCGACTACAAGGAAGAGCTCAAAGGCACCGATCTTGTTTCGCTCGTCGGCAAGCTCATGCCGAACGTCGGCGACGGTGGCTCATGCCCGACATGGCCGATCAACCTCGAACTTGCGCAGTGGGCGTCATACGGCACGCATGATGTGGCGCCGCCCTGCTGGATCTGGGACGTTGCGAAGGCGATCCTGATCCTCAGCGCGCTGTTGCTGGCGCGTTCATTGGTCTTCGGAGGCTGATATGGCTGCTGCATTCACGATGCTGTTCGCGAAGATCGCGGCGATCCTCACCTGGGTTGGCCAGCTCTTCGTCAAGTGCTGGGTTGCGGCCTGGGACATCCTCAACGATGCGGCTTGCTGGCCCTTCGAACAGGTCATGAAGATCACGGTCAGCGCGGTCGGTGGCATCGACCTTTCCGGCCTCGACAATTACGCCAGCCAGGCTGGATCGCTGCCCGGCGAGATCCTCAACATCATGAGCCTCCTAGGTGTCGGCACGTGCGTCGGCATCATCACGGCGGCGATCGGCGTGCGCGTTGTTCTTCAACTCATCCCGTTCGTAAGGCTCGGATCATGATCAACGGTCTGCAAGGCATTCCCGGCTCGGGCAAGAGCTACGAGGCATCGGTCTTTCAGGTGCTGGAAGCCCTCAAGCAAGGGCGCAAGGTCATCACCAATCTTCCGCTGGTCCTGGTCGCGTATTCAGCCATCGACCCGGCCTATGGTCCCTTGATCGAACTGCGCTACGCGCCGGCCCCGATTCGCGGTGTGTGGAACCCTGAAGCCGTCGACTCGGAGACGGGCCGGGGTGAGGCATTCAAGCTGTTCGATGACGGCCACCTGCAGCCGGCGCCCGATGGCTCGCGTACCTTCGGCACGGTGTGGTGCTACTGGACCGACTGGAAACATCCAAAGACCGGCCGCGGCCCGCTGTTCGTCGTCGACGAGTGCCACGTGGCGATGCCAAGGATCGGCACCGACAAGAGCGTGATCGAGTGGTACAAGCTGCATCGCCATTTCAACGGCTGCGACGTGCTGCTGGCGACTCAGAATTTTCGGCAGATGTCGCAGGACATCGCCGAGCTGATGGCGATGGTCATCAAGGTCCGCAAGGCTGACGTGCTTGGCCGTGCGGATGAGTACATCCGCAAGGTGCACGCCGGCTATCGTGGGGCCGAGATTCAGCAGAGCATCCGCAAGTACGAGCCGCATTTCTTCACGCTGTACCGCAGCCACACGCAAGGTAGCGCCGTGCTTGAAAGCGGAGCCTCTGATGTGGCGCCGCTGTCGACCAAGGTCAAGCGTTGGACCCGCGTGATGTGGGGCGTCTCTGCGCTCGCTGTGGCCTTTGCGGTGTGGTTCAACGCCTCGGGTGGCAAGTCGAAGAAGAAGGCCGCGCCGCTGCCGGAATTCGCCACCACGACGAAGTCTTCAGAGCCGTTCTTCCCCTGTGTCCCTGGCGCAGCGCTAACGGCTTCGGGCGAATGCGTTGCCATGCCTGGTTCGCCGGTCGGTGAGGCGTCGACGCCTATTGAGGCGCCATCCACGCCAGCGGTGCCGCAAGTCGAAGCGGCACCGGAGCCCTATGCAAGCAAGACCCTGCATCTGACTGGTCGCATGTCGATGGGCGGCAAGGAGATCGCGACCTTCGTTGTGTCCTCAGGTGGGTCGCGCATCGTCGACATCACCAGCGCCGAGCTGGTGCGCGTCGGATATCGATGGGATCCGCTGACCGACTGCATGGGCTACCTGCGTTGGGGCTCCACGGTCAAGGCGGTGACGTGCGATGCACCTCGCCTCGCAGCGGGCACAAACGACAAGCCGGTGGTGCTCTACAACACGCCGAACGGCAACGAGCCGCGTTCGTCTGGAGCGGGAGTGTCAGCGACCGCAGGAGCCCCGGGACTTGTGTCGATGTAGGGTAGCCGCGACCCGACGGCGAACGGATTTCGTTACCGGGTCAGCGTAGCAGGCGGGCAGCGGCCAAAACCAGCACCGCGATGCAGAGCCACACAAGAAGCTTTAGGGACCAATGCCAGTTCGCGCCGATGAGGTGCGGTGGTTGAACTGGCTCCGGAGTTGGCTCTGATGTCGGGGGGGCTTGCCTTGGTTGGCCGCGCGCTCTTCTTCTGCCCTGCGTTGCTGCCAGTGCTCTCTGTAGTAGTCGCGATCCTGAATGCCCATGGCGTCCCCTGCGAGCGATTAAACAAGCTGTTACAAACAGATTTTGCCATGGGAGTGGTTTGTGCTGATTGGCTACGCGCGGGTGTCGACGGCGGATCAAAGTACGCGCATTCAATATGAAGCATTTTTGCGCGCCGGGGTTTCTGAGATTTACGAGGAAAAGCGATCGGCGGTGAAAGCCCGGCCGGTGCTTGAGGGAGTTTTAGAGCGCATCGGCCCGGGAGACACGTTGGTCGTCTACAAGATGGATCGGCTTGCGCGCTCGCTGGTTCATTTGCTGAGCGTCTTGGAGCTGCTGCAGGCCCGTGGGGCTGGGTTTCGCTCGCTGACTGAGCCCATAGAAACAGAGACGCCGGTGGGGCGTTTGTTCATTCAAATGATGGGGTCTTTTGCTGAGTTCGAGCGCACGTTGATTCGGGACCGGTGTGTAGCTGGTCAGCTTGCTGCTCGAGCGCGAGGTCAGCGGTGGGGCAGGCCTCGGATCTTGGACGTCGAGGATGAATTGCTTGTCGTTGAAATGTACGCCTCGGGGTGGTTCACTGTCGACCAGATCGCGAGCATGCTACATGTGGGTCGTGGTGCTGTACGTGGGCCTCTGTGCAGAGCAGGTTTGCTTTCGACAAAGTACTTGCGTTGACCGGGTCGAGATTTTTTATGCGCGAGAGGACGTGAAAAAGCCGCCCGACGGCGGCCTTCTTCAGAGCTGTCTGGGTTAGACGGTTGGCGTACCGACAGTGCAGGTCTTCGGAGCGTACTTGACGTTGAGGTCTGTGAGGCACGTCCACACGCCAGTCGTTCCTGATGCCGGGGTGTCGGCCGTGCGATTCCATTGGATGAGTTTGCCGCTGACTTGAGTACCGCCGGCGATGGTGCAAGTCACCTTGGCCGCGCCACCAACGGCGACGGAGGTGGTCATCGTGGTGCAACGTTGGGAAGCTTTGATGCCGAGCAGTGAGGTGATCGCATCGGTATTGCCGGACAGGTCGCTCGCTTGAGTGGTGGTGAGCCCTTGGGTCAGCTTCTCTTCGATCGTGGTTTTTGCAGGAGTGATTTCAGCAAGAGCGGTAGTTGACTGCGCCCGAGCCGTGTAGTCTTGATAAGCCGGCAGTGCGACCGCTGCCAGAATGCCGATGATCGCCACGACGATCATCAGTTCGATCAGCGTGAAACCCTTTTGCACATTGCGTGCGATGGAACGACGGTTCAT